ATATAATGTCTCAACAATTAATTCATTTATATGTTTACGTCCTTAGTCCTAGTTCATAGGACATACTAAGGATATCCTAAGGAACCCTAAATGGCTTTGTTTGAAAGAGAAGCATTTATTAACTCAGTTGGTCATACAAGAATTAAATCACTATTCCTTGAGTTAAGTTATGATAACAATAAGTTCCAACTATTTACGTTAAAAGATAAAGATACTGTCAACTCCGAAGGTAAGCCCCTTCTTAGTATTAAGAAATTATATTTAGATCATGTGTCAAATGACCCAACTGAGTATACCTTTGCTATGGCTGTCTTTGGTACTTGGGATATTTGGGATACAATCAGAACTAACCCATCTCTCCGTAGGTACTACAGTAAGTGGAGAGAGGAAGTTGATGTAAGGATTAAGTCAGAAGCAATCAGAAGCATAGCTGAGGAAATGAGAGAAGGTGGTAGGTCATCCTTTACAGCAGCCAAACTACTTCTAGAAAGAGGTTGGATTGAAAAGGTTAGTCCTCATGATCGTAAGTCCGAAAGACAAAAGCAAAAAGAAACTACCTTAGATCGTCAAGCTATGCAGATGCTCTCCAAAGACGCAGAACGGTTAGGTCTAAAAGTTAACTAGAGTAACCTCAGTAGTAATTACTCAACACTGAAGGCACTCAGTAGGAAATAGGGAATACTAAATGGCTAAGAAACCTACCGTCTCATCTATCACTTCAGGGTATGCGTCAAATACTCAGCTTAATGCTAACTTTGAGGCACTAAGAGATTCCTTCGATAATACTTTGTCTCTTGACGGTAGTACGCCTAACTCTATGGGTGCTGACCTAAATCTAAATAGTAATGACATTCTAAACGCAGATGGTATTCAAGCTAATAGTCTTACCATTGCAGGGTCAAGTTTTGATATCTCAGCCCTCTCAGGTTTAGCCTCAGTATCAGGGGCTTTTATTTCTCCTCGTTCATCGGAACCAACTACAAGAGATGACGGAACAGCACTCCAAGCAGGTGATATCTACCTTAACACAACAAGTAACGTACCTTCCATTTACAATGGTTCAACCTTCATTGAGCTAGGTACAAACTTAACATCAGCCGAAGTTGACGTATTCTCAGCTAATGGTTCAACTACAGCGTTTACCCTTTCTTCAGCACCTGCCTCAGAGAACTTTACCTTTGTCTATGTATCAGGTGTATACCAAGCTAAATCAACATACTCAGTATCTAGCACTACCTTAACATTTAGTTCAGCACCTCCCCCAGGTACTAACAACATTGAAGTAGTTAATTTTGATGGTTCTCTTCTCCAGACTTCAGTCAACAAACTAACTAGCAAAACAGAACTCAAGGCATCATCTACTTTGTCTATCCAAAACTATGATGGTTCTTGGTGGGCATACGATTCAAGTATAACTAACGCAGTTTATTCTGTAGACACAACTGAAGCTATCCTTGTATCCCCCACAGGTTCAGGCAACGGAGCTTGGGTCAGACAGTTTGATGACGGTAGACTTAACATCCGTTGGTTTGGTGCAGTAGGTGACGGCACTACTAACGATGCTCCAGCTATTCAGGCTGCTGTGGCTATGGCATCAGGTACAGGCGGTAACGTATCCTACGGCAGAACAGTTTACATCCCTAATACCTACAACGGAACTACTGAAAGTGGTCGTCACTTTAAGTGTGATACGCACATTGCCTTTGCTAACTTAGACAACATAGCTTTCGTAGGTGATGGCCCTCAGTTATCTAAACTAAAGTTTGAAGACAGCTACGGACTGAAGGTTACAAGCAGCACTACAGGCCAGAATAGCAGACTTCAGTTCAAAGGCTTTACTCTTGAAGGTAACTCCGATGACAGCAGTAGCTCAGCTAAATTTGCAGGTATTCTTCTCGAAGCCTGTTCTAACTGCGTATTTGAAGACATCCTAATCAACAGGTTCGTAGATGGTATTGTCGTTGATGCTGACCCATCAGGCACTTCAGGCACAGGTTCGATTAACAATAAGTTCTTAAGAGTTTTTGTTCTTCAGGCTGATTTCCCTAACCCAGTTAATGACTACCCTAGATACGGTGTTCGGTTTACAAACACGCAAGGCACTTCCTTCAAACCTCAGCTTATGCAGTTCAAAGACTGTACTATTTACAGTTCCATCCTCGTAGACACAGAAACTCTAACAGGCAATGGTAGTAACCTTTCTTTTGTGATTGACGACTTCTCAGGTCTAACCCAAGCCTCAGGCATTAAAGTCTTTGTTAAGGACTCAGATGGTAACTGGGGAAAAAGAGCAATAGGCACAGGCTCGACTAATTACAAATTGTACGACTACACTTCAGGCAGTAGAGGTGATGAAATTACAACCGCTATGGATGCCAAAGATGCAGGCAACCCTATGCCTAACTCAAACGGAGCTTCCATTACTAAAGCTGAGGTAGTCTTTGTTACCGCTCCCCCAGCTTTGTCTAACAACGTGTTTATTGTTCACTCAGACCCAAGAGGTTCTCAAGCTATCCGAATAGACGAAGGATCAGCTAATTCCTTTGATGTCAGCATAGGTGGTTATCTAACAGGTGTTTGGTTTGATGGTGGTGCTAGTAACAACCTAATTGACGAAAATGAATTTACTTTTCAGTACGTCCAGTTGACAGACACAGTAGTAGACAGACACGCAAGCATAAGTACATTTGGTGCTACCACAATTACAGTTAATGATTATGCTGAGTCTCATGTAGATGAGTACGTCCACCCAAGTAGACCAATGACTGATTGTATCATTGACAAGCATGGACCAACCAGAAGAATCTCAGACAAACTAACATCTGATGTAGTCCTTACAGGAAGCTACCAAGACATTCTTACTTGGGACGTACCTAACAGAAGACATGGTACACACAGACACGTTGAGGCTTCAATCTTTATTACAGCCATTGAGACTTCAACCACAAGAGTTTCTGCTGATATAAAGCTAGAGTATTCCGACGACAACGGAGCTAACTACTCAACCCTCCAGCTTAGAAGACTTGAGTCAGATGTCACAGGGGCTACAGGCAATACAAATTACTTAAGCACTTACTTAAGCACCTACCACAATGTTTCTGTATACAACCCAAAAGAACAGAAGACCCTAAAATACAGAGTGCAAGCTAAATTTGTTTCAGGTGACACAGTAACAGCCGAAGGCTCATCCATTGCGTACCAAAACACAGGTACAGTCACGATTGTAAACCCCTAAGTCTAAAGGACATAAAACCATGACATTCTCAGGAGTTTTCGGAACTCAAGTTACTTCCGAAATGATCGAACAAACACTAACGGATAAAAACCTAGAAGGCACCAGTAACCTAGACATTCGTCACAGTTCTGCTGCAACCAGCCTGGGTATTGGCACAAACGCTCTTGAGGATTCGAGTGCGGCTGGTGCAACGGCAATAGGCGTGTCGGCCCTAAAGGAAAACACCACAGGCAATCGCAATACCGCGGTGGGCAACCAAGCGCTGCGAGATACCACGACAGCGACCAACTCGACGGCGGTCGGGTATAACGCCCTTGTGCTCAATAATGGGGCGCAAAATCAAGCCTTTGGCACGTATGCTTTAGACGCCAACACAACTGGGACTTACAACTGTGCCTATGGCTATCAGGCCTTGAGCGCCAATGTCTCAGGGAATTACAACGTGGCCGTCGGCGGGTTTAAGATTCTAGACTCGTGTGTGTCTGGGGTTGGCAATGTGGCTATTGGCGGCTTTAAAGCCTTGGACGCTTTGGACGACGGCGACTACAACGTGGCGATTGGCCATAACGCAGGAGCTGTTGTAGAAGGAGGTTCGAGCAACGTACTGATTGGTCGGTCTGCGGGTCTGGCTATGGTTGACGCTGATTCCAACGTCTGCGTCGGCTATGTCGCTGGCAATGATATAAGTAGTGGCCAGGTGAATACTTGCGTCGGATTTAACGCAGGCAATACGCTGACCACAGGGTCAAATAATACCATGCTTGGCCGGGACGCAACACCTTCAGCGGCTGATGTATCCAATGAGATTACACTTGGCAGTTCTTCTGTTGCTACTTTGCGGTGCCAACAAACGAGCATCTCTGCACTTTCGGATGCTAGGGATAAGGACGAAATCCAAGACCTAAGCCTTGGTCTAGACTATATCCAACAGGTCCGCCCAGTTGAGTTCGTCTGGCAGATGCGCGATGGTGCTGTCACAGACAAAAAGGACTTTGGCTTCATTGCTCAAGAGATGATGGCTGTTGAGGATGCTAACGATGCTGAGTGGGTCAGCAGTGTTCTGCGTACAAACCCGGAGCGTCTAGAGGTAGCACCTGCACAGCTTCTTCCTATTGCTGTCAAAGCTATCCAAGAATTGTCAGCACAGATCGACGAACTTAAAGCTGAAGTAGCAGCGTTGAAAGGTTAAGTAACATGAGTGAAATCACATCCGAGGAAATTGCCGTCAACTACTCTGCAATGCTTATCGTCGTCAGCCGAATCAATAAGATCGTGGCCGGGACTAGTATGGCTGACAGTACGGCAGAAGAAAAGCAAGAGTCCATTGATACCTGTGTCAAACACTTGCAGTTGATGGTAGGTAAAAGCTATTGGACTTCTGAAGACATGGAACTCGTTAACGCAGCTATTGCTTCTGGTCTTGCGTACTAAATAAGGAAAAACTTTATGGCTCTTACAATTCTTTCTGAATCACTAACGAACGGACAGACTACCTCAGGGGACTGCTTTATTAACAGAGGTTACTTTAACTTGAGTATCTCAGGTACGTTCACAGGTACTGTGACAATTCAAAGAAGTGCAGACAAAAGCACTTGGGTCACTGTAGAGACTTACACAGCACCTACTGAAGAAGTTGGTAACGAAGGTGAAGACATCCACTACAGGGCTTCCTACTCAGGTTCAGGTACAGCTACAGTTCGGTTTGGACAAGACCGTAACTAAACTGTTTAATGTGACGGAGCAGAAGGAATGCTAAGTCATGGAAGGCGCTATTGATGTACGGCTGATTGTTACCTTAGGAGGGATACTCTTCAGTGTTGCAGGTGCAGCAGCCGTAGGTAAAATGCAGATTAAGGCTATCTTAGAAACTTTAACTGACTTAGAGAAACGACTCAGAAGCCTAGACAAACGCTTAGATACTATGGAGACTAGGGTAGAAACTCAACATCAAAGACTATCTATTATTTCAGGTATGATGGACCCTAGTACAATGGAGCGTCGTCACAGAGAAATGGCTACAATACAGGCTGACATAGCTAGTCTTAAGTCTCATGTAGACAAACTATCGCACATGCATAATGGCAGGCATCCTGAAATTAAGAGTTAAAACAAGGGGTTACACAGGTGGAATTAGGTTTAATATCAAAGCTGCTGCTGTTGTTGGTTGTTACTCTGCCTGATGGTTCATACGAAACAAAGTTATCTGAAGTCACTGAGTGTCCTTCCTACGAAGTAGTGCAGCAGATTATGAACTACAGGCTTGAGGTAAAAGAAATAACTTCTTGGTATGCTGGTTGCTCTTCGTACCCTTTTCTTGAGCTTAAGAAACAACCAGTTTAAAGAGTAATATGCAACCTAAAAAACCATCCTTAGACGACGTAAGGCTAGCTGCTGAAGCTGACCTTTCAGTATTTATTAAGTTGGTTGCACCTGAGCAAATGCTAGGTATTTGTCACGAAGATGTAATTAACTGGTGGACTAGGCAAGACAGTAAGTCACATCAGCTTCTACTCTTTCCTCGTGACCACGGTAAGTCTAGGTTAGTTGCATTCAGAGCAGCCTGGGAACTAACTAAAGACCCAACACTTAGGATTCTATACATTTCAGCTACAGCAAACCTAGCTGAGAAACAGTTGTCGTTCATTAAGGGTATCCTTACATCTGATACATATCAGAGATACTGGCCAGAACATGTCCACAAAGAAGAAGGTAAGCGCACCCGTTGGACGACATCTGAGATTTGTCTAGACCACCCACTAAGGAAAGAAGAGAACATCCGTGATCCTTCCGTCTTTACAGGTGGCCTAACTACTAGCTTAACAGGTTTGCATTGTGATATCGCAGTGCTTGATGATGCAGTCGTATACGAGAATGCCTACACAAACGAAGGACGAGACAGAGTTAAAAGTCAATACTCTTTGCTGTCATCCATCGAAGGAGCTAACTCAAGGGAATGGGTTGTAGGCACTAGGTATCATCCAAAAGATTTGTATAACGACTTAATGCAAATGCAAGAGGACACTTACGACGACAACGGAGACATAGACGGTTCTATCCCAATTTACGAAGTATACGAGAGAGCAGTCGAAGATAGTGGCGAAGGTAATGGTGAGTTCCTTTGGCCTAAGCAAAAACGTAAAGATGGAAAGTGGTTTGGTTTTGACCGTCAAGTCTTAGCTAAAAAAAGAGGCCAGTACCTAGACAAGAGCCAATTCAAAGCTCAGTATTACAATGACCCTACTGACCCTGACAATGTACCAGTCAGAAGAGAAAAGTTTCAGTATTTCGAAAGAAAGTTCTTGACAAGAGATAATGGTTACTGGTACTATAAGGACCGTAGAATCAATGTATTTGCAGCAGTTGACTTTGCATTTAGTTTAAATCGTAAGGCTGACTACACAGCTATTGTAGTTGTAGGTGTAGACGGAGAGAATAACTGCTACGTTATTGACATAGATAGGTTCAGAACTGAGAGAATTTCAGACTACTTCGAACACATACTCAACCTACATGCTAAGTGGTCTTTCCGTAAGATCAGAGCCGAAGTTACAGTAGCTCAATCAGCTATCGTAAAACAACTAAAAGAAATGATTAAAGACCACGGCCTGTCTCTCAGCATTGATGAGTTCAGACCTAGTAAGTCTCATGGTAGTAAGCAAGAACGTATATCATCTACCCTTGAGCCTAGATACGACAACTTACAAATTTGGCATTACAAAGGTGGGAACATCCAAATACTAGAAGAAGAGTTATCTAGTAGGAACCCACCACATGATGACGTAATCGACGCATTAGCTTCATGTATTGATATGGCTATTAAACCATCGACTAGCCTAAACAGAAAAAACAGAAGCAACATTGTTTGGGCTAATAACAGATTTAGAGGTGCTGCCTAATGGCTGGTGAGACTTTAGACATTGAAAACATTGTTGAACCGGAGGTCTTAGCGGTTGAGATTGCTAACAGGTGGCGTGAGTGGGACACCCTTCGTAATACAAAAATCCAAGAGTGGAAAGAACTGCGTAACTACCTCTACGCAACTGACACTAAGACCACAGGCAATGCTATGCTCCCTTGGTCTAACACTACTACGACACCTAAGCTCACGCAGCTTATGGACAACCTTCATGCTAATTACTTTGCTTCTTTGTTTCCCCAGCAAAAGTGGATGAGGTTTGAGGCTTCGTCCATTGATTCAAATGTAAAGTCTAAAAGAGACACCATTCAATCGTATATGGAAAACAAAGTTAGACAGTCTGATTTTGTCAACACAGCTTCTGATCTAATCTATGACTACATTCAATACGGTAATTGCTTCGCTACAGTACAGTGGGAAGACAGATACAAGATTAAAGAAGACGGAGATTACATTTCTCAGTACGTTGGTCCTAAGGTAGTTCGTATTTCCCCTTACGACATTTGCTTTAATCCAGCGGCATCTGATTTCCTTAAAGCACCTAAGATTATTAAGTCAATTAAAACCTTAGGTGAAATCAAAAGAATGATTAAGGATGACCCAGCTAAGGAAAACATGCAGGTCATCTTAGATAAAATGCTTCATGCTAGAGCAGCAGTAAGAGGTTCAGACGCTACCTTCAACAAATCAGAAGGCTACGTTGCAGATGGTTTCTCATCTATCCAGCACTACTACGAATCTGACTATGTAGAAATCCTAACTTTCTATGGCGATATCTTTGACTACCAGAATGACGAACTCCAAGTAGACCGTATCATTACAGTAGTTGATAGAGCTTACATTCTGACTAACGAAGAGAACCCATCTTGGCTTGGACATGCCCCCGTCTTCCACGCAGGATGGAGACCTAGACCTGACAACCTCTACGCTATGGGGCCACTAGATAACCTAGTCGGTATGCAATACAGAATTGACCACCTAGAGAACCTCAAAGCTGACGTATTCGATCAGATTGCTTACCCAGTTATGAAGATCAGAGGTGACGTAGAAGACTTCGACTTTGAACCTGGGACTAGAATCTATCTAGGTGAAGAAGGTGACGTAGGTTACTTAGTGCCTGACGCTACAGCACTTAACGCTGACCTCCAGATTCAGACCCTAGAGAACAAGATGGAGGAAATGGCTGGCGCACCTAGACAAGCTATGGGTATCAGAACCCCAGGTGAAAAGACAGCCTTCGAAGTTCAGTCTCTACAGAATGCTGCGTCTCGTATCTTCGAACACAAGACTGCTCACTTCGAAAGAGTATTCCTAGAACCAATTCTAAACTCCATGCTTGAGACAGCAAGACGGTACATGAACTTCAGTGACACTATTAAAGTTATTGATGATGCTACAGGTGTTGCTTTCTTTAGAGACATTACAAAGGATGACATTATTGCCTCTGGTAAAATCGTACCTGTTGGCGCTAGACACTTTGCCGAAAGGGCTAGGCGTGTTCAAAATCTCACTCAACTATTTCAAATCAAAGCTGCTGACCCCACCGTTTCTGCTCATCTCTCAGGTAAGGAGTTCGCTAAGATCATCTCTGAAGAACTTGGTGAGGCGTCTCTCTTTGGTGAAAACATCTCTGTCTCTGAGCAACTTGAGACTCAAACCCAGATGCAGAATGCTGAGGCGGTTAATCAAGAGAACCTAATGACACAAGAAGAGATGGGTATCTAATGAAACAAGTTTGGTTCAGAGGAACTAAATCTGAGGACAAAGAGAAAAGAAGGTACGAAGTTCTTAATTACAGAAACGCATTCGATTCTCTAACTGAAATTCTTAACACTCATTACAAAAAGAAAGATGGTGTTAGGGACTACGAGACACCTAATTGGGAGTTTCGTCAAATCGCCGTCAACGAGTACAACCGAGTGCTTGAAGATATTCTTGAACTAATTGATCTAAACAAAAAGGATTAACAATGTCCGTTTTTGACACTGACTCCGATCAAACCACAGACGGTAGTCAGGCTACAGAGTCAGCTTTTGAAACTGAAACCCAACCACAGGATTCATTTTTAAACAGACTCGTCGAGACTAAGGGAGAGCAATGGAGTGACCCTGAGGTACTAGCTAAAGGTAAACTGGAAGCTGATACCTACATTAACACTCTTGAGTCCCAACTTAAGGAACTCAAAGAAGATTTAGGTAAACAGGATTATGCCAAGTCATTGCTCGAACAACTTCAGAATAGGGCTACGGATACCACTAACGTAAACACTGAAGTACAGTCCAACAACAATAATACTAGTGGCACTGAAGCAGGCAACACCACGCCAGACCTAAGTGAGAACACACTTAAAAGCCTTGTTGAGCAGACGCTAACAGAACGTGAGAAACAGAGTACAGCTAAACAAAACATTGACTCTGTTAACCAGCAACTAGAACAGATGTATGGAACTGAGGCCAAAGTTGAAATTGAGAAGAAGGCACAAGCATTGGGTATGCCAGTAAGCCGTCTTCAAGATATTGCAACTGAGTCCCCTACAGCTTTCTTCACGCTAATCGGTGAGCAACGTAGGAACACCCAACCTATGGTTTCCGGCACGATCAGAACTGAAGGCGTCAACATGCAGTCCGGCAATCAGGAAAGAAACTGGGACTATTACCAGAACCTGAGACGGACTAACAAAAACCTGTACTACAGTCCTAAGGTTCAACAAAGTCTACTAGAGGATAGAAAACGACTAGGAAACCGATTTGGGCTTTAGTATGTCCTTTGTAAAAACAAGACAAACTAGGAGAAAATATCATGGCTATGACCACTGGTAATGTTGATCTCCTTACTCGCGGCGAAGTATGGTCTGGCGAGCTTAAGGAAATTCTACGAGACGAAATGATGGCACAGAAGTATGTGCGTATGCTTGAGGGCTTCCCTGATGGCGATACGTTCTTTATTCCTTCCATCGGGCAGGCTCAGGTTGACGACTATTCGGAAGACACCGAAGTTGCATATCGTCCACTTGACACAGGTCAGTTCACGTTTTCCGTGGACAAGTATCTGTCGTCTGCTACCTACATCACGAAGAAAGCTGAACAGGACTCCTTCTACAGTGAGCAGATTATCTCTCGCTTTGTTCCTGAGCAGGAAAGAGCTATCATGGCTCACTTCGAAACGACGACCCTTGCTGCTGCTGACTCAGGTGTTTCAGCCAACAGTAACGAAGCACTTGACGGTGTAGAACATCGTTGGGCTGCTGCTGCTGGTACGATTTCGATTGAAGACTTTGCTCGTGCGCGCTTCGCTTTGAAAAGAGCTAGTGTTCCCGATCAGGCTTTGATTGCTATTGTTGATCCATCTGTCGAGTACACGATCAATACGATCTCCAACCTCGTTAATGTCAGCAATAACCCACGGTTTGAAGGTATTGTTGCAGACGGTATCGCCACAGGCATGACGTTCGTTAAGAACATCTATGGCTTTGACGTATATTGCTCTAACTACCTTGCGGATGTTACTGACAATGCTCTGCCAGACCGTGATAATTCTAATGTTGACTTCTCTTCTGACAACGGTAAGGCAAACTTGTTCTTCTCCGCTGCTCCGACTGTCACTCCCTTCGTTGGTGCGTGGCGTCAGATGCCAGAAGTTGACTACGAATATAACAAGGACTTGCAGCGTCACGAGTATGTTACGACGAGCCGTTATGGTGTTAAACTGTACCGGCCTGAGAACATGGTTCGTGTTGCTTCCAAGCCTTCTGTGGTATAAGAAAGGAGAATTAAATTATGTCTTATACTAATGCAGACGGTCTATTTGTTATCACTAACAACGCTCAAGGTGCAGTTAGAGACAACGGCCTTAACGCTCAGAACGGTGTTAAGACTATGGTCTTTGAACTTAAAGACGCAACCAAGCTAGGCACTTCTGATGTTAATCCACAGCCGAATGATGCGTTCATTCCTGCTGGAGCTTACATTACGAAAGCCTCTTTGGTTGTCACCACGGCGTTTACCTCAGGTGGTTCCGCTACTCTGGGCATTGGTCTTCAGCAGGCTGACGGCACTATCATTGATGCAGATGGTATTGACGCGGCTGTTGCTGTTGCTGATTTGGCTGCTAACAAAGCTGTCGTATGTAACGGCGCTCTTGTTGGTGGTACGGCTACGGTTGGTGCAGCTAATGCATATATGTCACTTGTTTACGGTACTGCTGCCTTCACGGCTGGTGCTGCTAAGCTGGTGATTGAATATATCGAAGTCTAAAAACTAAGGGGAGGAGCCTCAGGGATTACTTGGGGTTCCTCCTCTGCCTTAACTTGGAGCAGTAAATGGCTAACGTAACTCATTCTAGTCTAACAGGTGCTGACCTACACGAACCTAAAGGAGTAGAAACAGCTAACTCTGAAGACGTATATGTAGCTGATGGCTCAGGTTCAGGTTCTTGGAAAGGTCAGACCCTACTCCTTAACAAGAAGATAACTGACATTTCAGGCTCATTTGATAGGTACATCCCTCTTCCTGTAGCTTGTGAAGTCGTGCAGATTACTACAGCACTAAGCGCAGCCATCTCAGGAAGTGACTTAGTACTTACAGTTAAGAATGCCGCAGCAGCTTCTATGGGTACTATCACAGTTACTCAGTCAGGGTCTGCCGCAGGTGACATTGATACGTTAACTCCTTCGTCTAATAATACCTTTGCAGTTAACACGGCTATTGAGATTGAAGGTAACGGTGGGCCTAGTTCCCATGTGGATTTAGACGTTGCAATCCTTCTTGAAAGAGTTACCTCGTAATGAAGAAAACTCTCCTTGAGCTAGTCCAAAGTATCTTAAGTGACATGGACTCAGAGCCAGTCAACAGTATCAGTGACTCGATTGAGGCTGAGCAAATTGCATCTGTAATCGAAGACACCTATTTTAACTTTATCTCAGCTAGGGATATCCCTGAGCATAGACAGTTAATTAAGATTACGTCTCTTTCTGACAGCACTAAGCCTACTCACTTTAAGTACGTTGGCAAGGAAATCTATTGGCTTAGGTACAACATTGATGAAGCCACAGGAACTAACTACAGGGAAGTTAAGTTTATTGAGCCTGGGGATTTTGTCACCCGCAATGTAGACACATCCAACACTCTAATTGTACCTGACGTTCAAGCAGGAACTGACTTAATAATTCGAAACGACAGAATGCCTTCGTTCTATACGTCCTTTGATGATGAACACATTGTTATGGACTCCTACAAAAGCTCAGTAGAGACTACCCTTCAGAACAGTAAGACCCAAGCCTACGGGGTGGTATATCCTACATTCACTATCTCAGACACCTTCACACCTGACCTAGATGACACACTGTTCCCTTACTTGTTAGCTGAGTCTAAGTCAGTAGCCTTCTCATTGTTTAAGTCAGGGTCTGACCCTAAGGTAGAACAAGCAGCTAGGCGTCTTAAGTCCTACGTTCAGAATGACATGTTCAGGACTAAGAAAGAAAACGTAAGAAACAAGTACGGAAGATAACATGGTAGAGTTTGAAGAAGATGCAGTTAACCAAACCTGTGTCTGTAAACTAAGTAAGCTAAAACAAGAGTTGACTATTCGTAAGGCTAAAGATGGCTTTATCTTCTTTGAGATTGCTTCACCAAAAGGCAAGGTAGCATACGAACTATCAGGCAAGTACAGTTCGATAGCTTCAGCTAAGAAAGCGATTCAGGCTTACGATAACAACCTACCTCTTAGCCCTACAATAAAACGCGAGCAGTTTGCACAAGACCGACTCAAACGTAAGGAAAAGAAAACTAATGCCCCAGTCTTTGAACCAGAAGGTAACTAACACATTTATCAAAGGTTTAATTACTGAAGCTGGTGAGCTTACTTTTCCTGCGGATGCTTCAGTTGATGAACTAAATTGTCTACTCGAAAGGGA